AAAAGATGAGGTAAAGCGGCCGAAGCGGCATACGGGGCGGCCTTCAGAATACCTTGATAAACTCGTGTCGGGTTTAATGGGATATACCATAAGTCCGAATGTTACATGGCTTAAACTTTCTTTAAGCGATTCGTCGATGCTCGATTATACGGGGGTGAAGGATTGGCTTGAGAATGCAGAAAAAGCGCTGTACGAAGAATTTAACCGCAACAATCTTTACACGGAAGCGCCCGCTTTTATCAGTAATGCCGCGCAGTTCGGACACGGGGTAATGCTCATCGATGAGAAAAAAGAGACAGCCATCCGCTTTATGACGGTTTCCGCGCCGGAAGTATATATCGCGACAAACGAATATGGGGATATCGATACGGTGTGTCGGTATTTTTCGATGACGGTAAAAAATATTGTTGCGCGTTTCGGTTTAGAAAATGTCAGCGATACCATCCGCAAAGATTATGAAGATGCGCAGGGAAAGCAAAAGGAAATAAAAATCCTTCATGCGGTTTTTCCGCGCGAGAATTACGACAGCGATAAACTCGACGATAAAAACATGGCGTATGCAAGTTATTACGTTGATATGGACGGGGATGCAATCTTAGAGGAGTCAGGATACCACGAATTGCCGTACAGCGTTTTTATTTGGGAGCGCATTACGGCAAGCGCATACGGGGACAGCCCCGCGCGCAAGGCTATCCCCGATATGCGGCTTTTAAACAAGGCGGAAGAAGCGCGGCTAAAGCTTGCACAGCTTGCCGCAGAGCCGCCGATGAATGTACCTGACAGTATGCGCGGCGTAGAAAGCGTCGTACCGGCAGGTTTTAACTACTATGAAAGCCCCGATGAAATTATGATGCCGATCAATATCGGCGCGAACTTTCCTATCACCCTTGATACCGTGCGGGACATTGAAGCGCGGATTAAAGACAAGTTCAATGTTGATTTTATGCTGATGCTGCAAGCGCAAGAAGCGCAAAAAACGGCGACGGAAGTGGTAGAACTACAGGGTGAAAAGGCCGCGATGCTAACATCCCTTATCGTCAATCAGAATAAGGCGCTTTCTGAAATTGTACGGCGTACCTTTAACATTATGTACCGACAAGGGAGACTACCGGAAACACCTGCCATTTTAAATAATTCCGGGGCGAGTTTAAATATCGACTTTATCGGCCCCTTGGCGCAAGCGCAAAAGAAACACCACCAGTCAGGCGGCGTGCAGATGAGTTTAATGCTTGCGCAGCCGGTTCTTCAATTATCCCCCGAAAGCGTTGACTACATTAACGGAGATGCGCTTTTAAAGAATGTGCTTGAAACAAACGGCTTTCCGCAAACGGCTATCAGAGAGGAAGAAGAAGTACAAAAGATGCGGCAAGCGAGAGCAGAGGCGCAGATGCAAGCGATGCAGATGCAGGCAATGCAACAACAACAAGAGGCGCTGATGGGAAATTATGACAAATTAAATGAGCCGGTAAGAGAGGGAAGCCCGATACAGGAACTCTCCGAACAATTACAGACGGGACTGGGAGGAGAAGCGGACGATGGAGCACAATAGGGGACGGTGTGAACTGCCGGGCTTTGAGACAGCAAAGCGCGAGGAGCAATACGAAGAATTACAAAAAACGTTTAAAAGAGTATTTAAAAGCGCAGACGGCAAAATCGTATTTAATGCACTTTTAAAAGACCTTTTCTATTTTGATGCGGCAACAAGCGACGCTGAAAAAGCGTTATGCGAATATGCGAAGTTTTTTATAAGGGAGCGATTGGGAATAAAAAAGACGCTTTCCATCACGGACGCTTTTTTATCAAACCTTGACTAACCTTATCAAAGACGCGCGAGAAACCTTAAAAAGGAGTAAACGGATATGGGCGCATTAGATCAGGATACTGGCAATCAAAGTCCACAGGGTGCGGGGAATGCAGGAAGCGGCGCAAGTATCACCGGCACTTCCCTTACCGGCGCGTTTAATGACGCAAAAACGGGAGAGGCGAAAGGCGGAGGCGCTTTGAAAAACTCGACCGCGCAAGGATCGAACGGAATCGCACCGGAGCAGACAGCGACCGAACCGGCAGCAGAAGTACAGCCGGAGCTTAAAGCATGGGGAGCGCAGCTATCGAAGGAACTCAAGGAGAATAAGGACGCGGTAAAGGCGTTAGCAAAGTTTGAAGATATTTCAAGCCTTGCTTCTTCTTATATCGAACTTGAAAAAAAGCTCGGTAGTATGCACGCGATACCCGGCAAAGAGGCCACGAAGGAAGAACTTGACGCTTTTTACAAAAAGCTTGGGAAACCCGACGCGGCCGATAAATACGGCTTTAAGCAGGAATGGGACGCAGAAAAACGCTTTGCTGAGGCGGCGTATGAAGCAAACCTTTCCGATGCGCAGGCAAAAAGCCTTTATGCGTTCTTCCATAAAATCGGAGAAGATCAGCAGGCACAGCTTGCCGAAGCGGTAAAAAAACAGGCAGAAGAAGCGGACGCCGCATTAAAAAAAGAGTTTGGAAATAAGGTGAGTGAAAAGATGGAGCAGTATACGAAGGGGCTTAAAGCGTTCGGCACTGCTCCCGTCTTTTCACAATTGGAGAAAACGGGTTTAGCCTACCATCCCGATTTTGTAAAAATGTTTATCAAAATCGGAGAAGCGCTCGGAGAAAGCCGCACGGTACTGGGAGGCGGAAGCGCGAGTACACGTGGCATTACGTCAGCGCGGGATGGCGGCACGTTTTCATTTTTTGGCACATAGATTGATAAGGAGTAGTATATGCCTACGTTAAGTATGACAGACCAACTTACGGCGCTTGAAGTAATGCGGCGCGCTAATAATCAAGATGGATTTCATATCGTCGAACTTTTAAGCCAGACGAATGAAATATTAAAAGATATGCCCGTTCTTGAGGCAAACGACGGCACTGTACATAACACGATTGTACGTACCTCACTGCGGGGCGGAACGCACCGTAAATACAACGAGGGTATTAAGCCGGGAGCAACGACAACGGATACGAAGCAAGACCGCATTACGATGCTTGAAGATTATAGCATCGTTGATAAAGACCTTGCAGAGCATTCGGGGAATGTAAAATCATTACGCGAAAGCGAGGCACAAGCGTTCTTGGCCGGTATGGGACAGACGCAGGCGGAAGAGCTTATTTATGGCAACAATGCCCGCAATGAAGCGGAGATTAACGGCTTTGCGGTTCGCTTAAGCGATTTAGCAAACAAGAACGTTATCAACGCAGGAGGGACGGGGAACCGCTGTACGTCGATTTATGTCTGCGCACTCGGACGCGGCTTTACGCATTTAATTTACCCGAAAGGCAGAAGCGATTGCGGCATTAAAACCGATGACATGGGTGTACAAAATTGGCCGATGGGAGAAGGGCGCGTTATGCCTGCCTACGTACAGTTTTTCTCTACGCATTACGGGCTTTCGGTTGCGCACCCTGATGCGGTTAAGCGTATCTGTAACATCGACCAGACTACCAGCGGGGATAAGATTGTAGAGCTTATCCTTGAAGCAATGATTCGTCTCCCTGCCGGAGCGCAAACGATTGCGATTTATTCCAATCAAGACGCCCTCGTCAAAATCGATAAGGCGGCATGGAGTAAAGGGAACGCCGTCTTTACGAGTACCGACCCGTGGGGCGAATTGATTACGCACATTAGAAAGGGGCGATGCCGGAGAGTGGACGCCATCCTTTCGACGGAGCAAGCGCTTGTCTAATGTGTAATTTGTAATGGGTAATGGGTAATGAAGGAACCGTTACCCATTGCGCAGATTTTACATTTTTATTGTAAGGAGAAACTATGAAATTTGGAGAAGCATTTGAAGAAGTAAAACAAGGAAAAGGAATGCGTCTTCCGCAATGGAAAAGCGATGTAGTAGTTCGCGCTCAATATCCTGATGAGCATTCGAAAATGACTGCGCCGTATTTATACGTTGAAAGCAGATTCGGCAGAGTACCTTGGAAGGAGACTATGATCGAATTGTTTTCTGCTGACTGGCTTATTGTCGATTAAAACTTTACGCAAGGAGAAAACTATGACTAATTTGTATTTGGATAAAAAGCTTGAATTTTCGGAAAATCAGGCGATTACCGGAACGGCGGAAAGTGAGAACGCGCTTGATTTCGGCGTAGAAAACGGTAGCGCCGCAGGGAAAGCAATCGACATCAGAATTAAAGAAGATTTTATCGGCGGCACGTCGCTCCAGTTTGTATTGCAAGACAGCGCAGACGGGGTAAGCTACACGGATAAGCTTACTTCCCTGACCTTTCAGACGACACAGTTAAAAGCGAAAGGAGAAGACGTGTTTTATTCGCTTGCCATTCCGAAAGGATTGCGCCGGTTTATCCGTTTGAAATACGCCGTAACGGGAACGTTCACGAAGGGGAAGGTTCATGCCATTTTAAACACGGAAGTGCGGGTTTAATTCATAATGGCTAATTTGTAATGGGTAATGATTGCAGAATTTACTGCAAAAGCATTACCCATTTTTGCACACGTTTTTTTAAAGGAGCTTTACATGAATAAGAAAGAGCTTGAAAAGGTGAAAGAGAAGATAAAAGCGGAAAATCCGCTTTTAACAGATGAACAAATTGAAGATATTATCGCCGAAAGCGAATCAGGCGGCGGCGATGCAGGCGGTGAAGGAGCTTTGCACACACCGGATTCCGGGGTGCCGGAGGCGAATGCGCTTGCACAAGAAAGGGAAACCCTTGAAGCGGAAAAAGCGGCGCTTGCCAAAGAACGGGAGGAGCTGGAAGCGGATAAAAAAGCGCTTTCCGAAAAAGAAGAAGCGATGAAAGCAGCCGCCACTCCGCAGGCAAGCGGAGCGGGCAGCAGCGATAACGGGAAAGCCGTTACCTACGTGTGTAAGACGCGCTGTACCTTTAACGATCAGTATTATCGCGAAGGGGATTACCTTACTACGAGCGGTGAAGTACCGGATTTTTTTGAAGCGGTGGAAGAAGCGTAACGCTCATCTTTTTTTAAACGATTGTTTTTTTTGAGGCTTTTTCAGGCAGCGCCGCTTTTCCTTTTTCCTTCTTTGGGCAGCAAAGCCTGTTTAAGCCTCTTTTTTTCTCGATACCGAGCGAGATGGAGTAGATGATGAATATAGACCGCGCATTGGCAAATAGAGCGCTTGCGGCAGTGGGACAAAGTGAACTCGATAGCGCCGATACATCCTCGAAAGCGTACCTGATGGTAAAAAAGTTTTATCTTTCCACGATGCTTGAAAGTTTAGAGACTGCCAGCTGGACGAGCGGTAAAAAACGAAGGGTATTAGAAAAAGTGAGCATCGATAACTATACCGATTTTGCAGGGGCATACCGGCTTCCGATTGATTGCGGAAAGATTATAGAGCTTACCGACAAGAGTTTTTATATCGTGGAAGGGAATATCCTTTATACCGATTCGAGTGAGCCGGTATTAGTGTACGTTACGAATGGAAGAATCCCGGAAGGAACGGGGAATCCTGATGAGGATTTTCCCGATTATGCGCCGCCTGAATATGAGGCAATGTTTTATCAAGCGTTTGAACTGCGCTTAGCGAGCAAGTTTGCCCTTGAGCTTTCGGGAAAGCCTGAACTGCATCAGATGCTGTTACAGGAAGCGGCGATGATTGAGGCGGCAGGATACCGCAACTCCAAGACGTTAAGTGCCGGAAAAAAGAAGGGGAAACAATGGTGGATCGGTTAAACATTGCACACCCCTTGTACAATGTTTAACCTCGAGTTT